GTTCCGTAAGGATGTTCGTGGATTTCTACCAGAACTGATGGAAAAGATCTATCAGGATCGAACCATTTACAAAAAGAAAATGCTTGCTGCCAAGCAAGAATATGAAAAGAAAAAAACAAAGGAACTGGAAAAGGAGATTGCTCGGTGCAATAACATTCAGATGGCGAGGAAGATTCAACTTAACTCTGCTTATGGTGCTATCGGTAATCAGTATTTCCGTTACTACAAACTAGCAAACGCTGAGGCAATCACCTTGTCTGGTCAGGTTTCCATTCGTTGGATTGAGAACAAGATGAATGCCTATCTGAACAAGATTCTCAAAACTAGTGAGGTTGATTATGTCATTGCTTCTGATACTGACTCCATTTATCTTAATATGGGTCCTCTGGTTGAAACTATATTCAAGGGAAGAGAGAAAACTACTGAAGGCGTTGTCACGTTCCTTGATAAGGTCTGTAAGGTGGAACTTGAAAAGTATATTGAAGGTTGCTACCAAGAACTGGCGACCTATGTGAATGCTTATGATCAAAAGATGCAGATGAAGCGTGAGAATATTGCAGAACGTGGAATCTGGACTGCTAAGAAGCGTTACATTCTGAACGTGTGGGACAGTGAGGGTGTACGTTATGAAGAACCAAAACTGAAGATGATGGGCATTGAGGCAGTTAAATCTTCTACACCAGCACCTTGTCGTAAGATGATTAAAGATGGTCTTAAACTGATGATGAGTGGGACAGAAGATGATGTTATCAATTTTATTGATAAGTGCCGCGAAGAGTTCAAGTCTTTACCGCCAGAGCAGATTGCTTTTCCTCGCACAGCATCTGATGTTCGCAAATATCAATCACCATCAACCATTTATGCCCACAAAACTCCCATTCATATTCGTGGAGCACTTCTCTTTAATCATTATGTGAAGGAAAAGAAACTCACTAATAAGTATTCTTTGATTTCTAATGGGGAAAAGATTAAGTTTGTTTATTTGAAAAAACCAAATATTATCCAAGAGAATATTATCTCTTTCATTCAAGATTTTCCTAAGGAACTTGGTCTTGACAAATACATTGACTATGAACTACAATTTGAGAAGAGTTTTGTAGAACCACTAAAATCCATCCTTGATGCAATCGGATGGAATGTGGAAAAAACTGTAAACCTTGAACTATTTTTTGCCTAATGGATTTACCTATTAATGATGAAGAACTGAATACTATTGTGAAAGCACTTGGGTTTGGAGGAGATGCCGCACTTTATCATAAACTTAAATTGGTAAAGGAACTCAGAGAACAAGGTTTGCCTTATAAAAAAATACTTCGTGAAGAATACGGGATGGTTGCTTAATGGATTTTCTTAAAGATATTGTAAAAGAGATTGGTGATGACTTTACTAAGTTAGCATCAGATATTGATGAGACTGAGACTTATGTTGATACGGGTTCATACGTTTTTAATGCACTGGTTTCAGGTAGCATATTTGGTGGTGTATCTGGGAATAAGATTACTGCTATTGCTGGAGAGTCTAGTACTGGAAAGACTTTTTTCTCTCTCGCAGTGGTTAAGAATTTCCTTGATACTCACCCCGATGGTTATTGTCTCTACTTTGATACTGAGTCTGCTATTAATAAATCAATGTTGATTTCTCGTGGAATCGATCTTGATCGACTTGCTAAGGTGGAAGTTGTAACTGTTGAGGAGTTTCGCAGCAAAGCACTTAAAGCAGTAGAGTTACACCTCAAAAAACCAGTAGATGAACGCAGACCTTGTATGTTTGTGCTAGACTCTTTGGGTATGCTTTCGACTGAGAAAGAGATTACTGACGCACTTAATGATAAGCAAGTTCGGGATATGACTAAATCCCAACTGATTAAAGGTGCTTTTCGTATGCTTACCCTTAAATTGGGTCAAGCAAATATTCCAATGATTGTAACTAACCACACCTATGATGTCATTGGTGCTTATGTTCCTACTAAGGAAATGGGTGGCGGTAGTGGTCTTAAGTATGCCGCTTCTACTATCATTCATCTCTCAAAGAAAAAGGAAAAGGATGGAACAGAAATTGTTGGAAACATTATTAAGGCAAAGACTGCTAAGTCGCGTTTGAGTAAGGAAAACCAACAAGTTGAAGTTCGTCTTTATTATGATGAGCGCGGTCTTGATCGGTATTATGGTCTTCTAGAACTGGGAGAAATCGCTGGACTCTGGAAAAACGTTGCTGGACGTTATGAAATTAATGGTAAGAAAGTTTATGGTAAACAGATTCTTGCCAACCCTGATGAGTATTTTACCGAAGAAGTAATGCAGCAACTTGATGCTGCCGCGAAAAAAGAATTCTCTTATGGAACGAATTGAGACAACAATTCTCAGAAACCTTGTATTCAATGAAGATTACTCACGTAAGGTCATACCTTTCATTCAACCAGATTATTTTGAACAGAAATCGGAAAAAATCATTTTTGAGGAAATTGTCCAATTCATTGTTAAGTATGGTTCAGCAATTACGATCGAAGCACTTAATATTGAAGTAGAAAACAGAACTGATTTAAACGAAACTGAGATTAAAGAAATCAGAGAAATTAACAGTTCTCTGAATGATAATCTTGTGGACAAGCAATGGTTACTTGATACCACTGAGAAGTGGTGTCGTGATCGTGCTATTTACTTGGCATTGATGGAATCAATTCACATTGCCGATGGTAATAATGAAAAAAAGAATCGGGATGCTATTCCTTCTATTCTTTCCGATGCTCTTGCCGTGAGTTTTGATAACAATATCGGACACGATTACTTACAAAACTATGAAGAGCGTTATGAATTTTATCACCGCCAAGAAGATAAGATCGAATTTGATCTCGACTATTTTAATAAAATTACAAAAGGTGGTTTACCTAATAAGACTCTCAATATCGCTCTTGCTGGTACGGGTGTCGGAAAAAGTCTCTTTATGTGCCATGTTGCTGCTTCCGTCTTACTGCAAGGCAGGAACGTTCTCTATATCACTCTTGAAATGGCGGAGGAACGAATTGCTGAAAGAATTGATGCAAACTTATTGAATGTTCCTATTCAACAATTGGTTGATCTCCCTCGCCAAATGTTTGAAAATAAAGTCACAAGTCTATCCAAGAAAACTCAGGGTACTCTTATAATTAAGGAATATCCCACTGCTTCTGCACATAGTGGACATTTTAAAGCACTTCTTAATGAACTTGCACTTAAGAAGTCATTTAGACCTGATATTATTTTCATTGATTACCTTAATATATGTGCTTCCAGTAGATATAAGTCAAACCTTTCTGTCAATTCATATTCGTATATTAAAGCGATTGCTGAGGAACTTAGAGGACTCGCCGTCGAATTTAATGTACCGATTGTCTCCGCTACTCAGACCACCCGCAGTGGTTTTGGTTCTTCTGATGTTGAACTTACTGATACTAGCGAGTCCTTTGGTCTCCCTGCTACTGCTGATCTTATGTTTGCCCTTATTAGCACAGAAGAACTGGAACAGTTGGGGCAGATTATGGTGAAGCAATTGAAGAATCGTTACAATGACCCAACTATCTACAAGCGTTTCATTGTGGGCATTGATCGTGCCAAAATGAGACTGTATGATTGTGAACAGACTGCCCAGAAGGACATACTTGACAGTGGGCAGGATGATGAGTATAATGATTACGAAGACAAGAAACCTAAAAAGTCGTTTGAAGGATTTAAATTTTAATGGAAACTGCTAAACACGTTAATTTTGATAAGTATGCTGAGTTTGTGGATGCTGTAACTTCTGATGCATCTAAGGACTTTCTTGCTCTCTCCGACCGTCTGGTTGAACTTGATGAAAAGGGTGCAAACATTGAGCGTCTTCTGACTGCTGCCGTTGGTATCAATGCCGAAGGTGGTGAGTTTATGGAAATCGTTAAGAAGATGGTTTTTCAGGGTAAACCATACAATGAAGATAATCGTGAACATCTGATTATCGAACTGGGCGATATTATGTGGTACGTTGCCCAAGCTTGTATGGCACTTGGTGTTACACTCGATGATGTGGTTGCTCGTAATGTGCAAAAACTTCTGAAGCGTTATCCAGAAGGTGCTTTTGATGTTTACTTCTCCGAAAACCGTGCTTCTGATGACCGATGACTAAACAAAAGCAAGTGGCAATCAAAATGGATGTCAGATCTGCTGCGGCAGTTCGTCAAATTCTTTTTGATGCCCAACAAGGATATACATATAATGAATCAAGTGTTCCTCCTCGAATTTCTGATATTCGTGCAGTGATTCTTGATCTTGATGAAAAAATTAGTTCAGTTGTAGAGTAATGGATTTATTGATAGGTATCTGGGAGAAGGAGCTCTTTCTCCCTTACATCATTGGCATTATGATTGTTGGTGGTCTAGTCAAACAATACGGTGTGCTGAATGAAGTCTTCGTAGCACTTCGTAATACATTCAAATCAAATCGTTTAGTTGTTGCTGCTACTGCTCTTGCTGGTGGTGTACTACCTATTGAAGGGCGAGTTGTTATGTCAGCTCCCCTTTTGGATTCCATCGCAAGTGACAAAGCACAATCCCGTTCCAAGTTTGGTATCGTAGATTATCTTTCTACTCACCACTATTACTGGTGGTCGCCACTTGAAAAGACTGTTGTGCTTCCGATGGCAGCATTAGGAATGTCGTATACTCAATACATGGGATATACGATTGTTCCTCTGATGATTGTTATGGTGTTCGCTGGGGTATTCATCTTCAAATACGTCAAAGAAACTGACGTAGAAATCGTTGAAGAAACTCGCACCTTTAGTTGGAATCGTCTTCTGAAAGGTTGGGCACCTATTGTTGCTACGATGTGGTTCCTGGTCTGCTACGGTGATCCTGATATGCCTTACCTGTTCTCTGTATGGTTTACTGGTCTGGCTGCTTACTATTCATTCATTTGCAATGATTGGAAGTGGGGTCGTTATATCAACTGGAAGTTTGCTGGGTTTGCTGCTCTTGTTCTTGCTCT